CTTCAGCAACCTTTTTGGCGTATAGTTCGAGCGGTACTCCTAACTTCTTAGCGATAGCCACTTGTGTTCGCGTTAATGTCACCTTCTTTGGCGACGTGCTCCGCGTAGCGGGAGCGACCACATTAGATTTTCGCTTCTTAGTTTCGGGTTCTTGCTCTCCTTGGTGTTCCTCCTCTCCGAAATAATCCGAAAAGGTAGAACGCATACGAGAATTAATTTTCTCGTAGTATTCATCACTGCTAGGATCAAGGCCTTCTTTAACCGCCTTATTGTGTACACCCATAGCGTAAGCAGTCATTTCGTCGTCAGAACCAAACCAAGCGTTATCTTTAGCCCACTTGTCTGCCTTTGCATCAACTTGTACTGCTGTTTCTTGACTTTGTACAGGAGTTTCAACTTCTTGTAAAGAACTATCTACTTCTGCTAACTTACTTAATCTTAATTTAGCATCAGTAAGTTTCTCCTGTGCTTCTAAAACTTTATCTGCGTCTCCAGCATCGTAGGCCCTTTTGTATGCATACTTGGCCACATTAACGTCTTTCTCAGCAGTCTTCTTGCCCTGCTCGACTAACGCTTTATTACTCTTAGCCGCTTTTGATTGCAAGTTCTTGTTTTCTTCAGCAAGTTGCCTAGCGTAACTTTCAAGCTCTTTACGCTCACGTTCCGCAGTTTCTTTTGCGCGACGCTCGTCGTGGTAGCCCTTACTAAAGTGCTGGATACGCTTACGAACTTTTTCAGAGTAGTTTTCTAACTCCTCATCTGTAACATCTTCTGGTGCTGCAGATGCCTTGCGATTACGGTCTTTCTTAGGAGTGTCATCGACTACTTCGATTTCAACTTCTTTTTCTTCCTTAGCCTCGACTTCTACTTCTACTTCTTTTTCTCTATAGTCGTCAGCTTCTTTTTTACCTGAGACATCAATTTCTACTGCCCCAGAATCCTCGATTTCGAGGCCTTTCTTCTCTTCCTGCTCATCAGGAAACTCAAACTCTACTTTTTGAAAACCCATGGTATTCTCCTTATGACGCTCGTGCTACGGCACGGGGATCGGCTACAACGGCTTCAATTGAATCATCATTCATCAAACGAAACTCGGTGTTGCCCACTTTAAAACGCGTTCCAGTATTAGCACGGAACATTACATAATCACCTTCTTTACACCACGGAGCAGCGAACCGTTCTTTGTCAGAGTAGGCTTCTGTACCCATATCTACCACTAAACCAATAGTAGATAAGATGTGGTCTAAGTGTTGCTCCTTGCTAGATTTAACAATGCGGCTTTCTCCAAAAGTTTCTTCTACTTCAGGTAAAGCAACCAGCACCCTATATCCAACAGGCTTTGGTAACGCATCTTCTAGCTCTTTCTCATTTTCCGGATCTTTCTGTATAATCTTTAAATCAGTCATCATCTTCTTCCAAGTAATTACGCGAGAGGTCATTTGTATAAGCTATGCAGGTTTCGAGACCTCGGATCAAACCTACAGTTTCTTGGTATTGGGCGTAATCCTTCGCACCCCCGTTACTAAGAAATTCTTGTGCAGAAGAAACATGTTCTTCGAGTTTTTCTTTTAGCACGTCTAAGACGGTAGTCATAAGTTATTCCTTACGTTGTTTACTATTCGCATCAGTTCTAGCCTTCATCAAGTCTAGATCTAGTTTTGTGTTAGCGGTACGTCTGTCAGCCGCTAGTTTAGCCCCAGCTTTCTGGGCATCAATCTCCAACTCTTGTCGGTCAATATCCAACTGTTGTTGGTCAATCTGATTATCCATCTGATCTTTCTGAGCTTTACGCTGTACCTCAGCCTGCTTGATCTGCGCTTCAAGTTGGTCTTTCTGTGCTTTAAGCTGCACTTCTTGCTGCTTGATCTGAACTTCCTGTTGCTTCATCTGAATAATAGGATCTTTAGCTTGTTGCTGCGCTTGTTGCTGCGCTTGTTGCTGCTTATTCTGGTCAGCTACTTGTTGGCCCGCCGCTGCCGCTAGGCGTGAAATTTCTACTTCCATCTCTGGTGGTAGCTCTTCGTTTGGATACGGTAATGCTGCACCAATCTTCTTCTCTACTTCAGCTCTATACCTAAACGCTACGTGCTCCGCAATGTGTGCTTGCAGGGCCTGCATAATGCCCTTAGCCTGCGGGTTTTTAGCTAGGCCTTGTGCTACTTTAGGGTCTTCCAAGAACGCTGTATGCGCCGTTATATGCGCCTCATGGTCTTGTGAAATAAACGCTTTTATGGGGGTACCTGCCAGCGCATTTATATTCTCACTAATAGGGTCTGTTAACTTAACGTCTTCCTTAGTGGGTACCAACTTCTCTGCGTTCTTAACACCCAACACCTCAATCATCTGACGGTGTAACTGCGGTAGGTTATATATCTGGGGAGCTTGCTGTGACATCTGTAATACAGTCTGATACTGAACTACACGCTGCGCCATAGTAGTACTATTAGGATCACTTACTGGTATCACTTCGACCATCTCGTAATCTTTCTTAATAGCTGTTACTTCACCTCTATGTGGCTCATACGCATATTCTTCAGGGGCATACTCAGCCATAATCTCTTTGAGCATACGGAACTCTAACTTCATCGCAAAATGCACGCGGGCCTGTACAGCTGCCATAGGCTTCAATGCACGCTCTAATAAAGCTAGTGTAGTACCTACTGGCGCGTTCGCAGACATATCAGAAACATCCATATCCGCAATAGCACCTAACCTACGACCTTCCGTAGTAATCTGGTTAAGTAACGCTAGTAGAGTCTGGCTAGGCTCTTTATAAGGTAGAGGCATAATATTCTCACGAATACTGCCGGATGGAACATCTACATCTTTAAACTCGCCCGGCTCAATAGGAGCGTCATCACCTTTAATCCGTAAACCACGTGATTTTAACCCACCCGGAAGGTTAGATAACGTACCAGCGTCCACCAATTGCCGTATAATCGACGTTCCTGCTTTAGCGTACCCACCTATTATATGTATCAGTCCAAGGCCGTAGAAGCCAAATCCGGGGACGTAAGAGTAATGTACAAAATGCTGACGCTTCATTTCTAGCTCATCATTTTCCTCATAATTACGTCTAATAGATAGTAATTCCCCTGTACCACGTTCTATAGTAACTACATAAGGTTTAGCTAGATCGTCTTCATCATCAATACCCTCAATGATAAGATGAGCATGAATTTCAAATAACGTATACCTATCATCGTCAGTTAAAGAGTAACCACCTTCTTCTGCCTTACGTTCTGCAATATCTGTATGGTACGGGGTAGGATCGTCCATATCCACTTCTGCGTAAAACCCATTGGCTTGAAGCCTACGTAGCTCGTTTTTAGTCTTTCGCATTACATGGGTAACACGTTCTGCGGACTCTATATTAGAAGCACCATAAGGCACGATAACGTCTTCTGCAGGCACAAACAATGCACACTGTCTACCCATAGTAGGATCAAAATAAACCTTCTTAAACGCCGATCCTGCAAGTCCTAGACTATATAGTAGTCGTTCATGCTCTGGACGATACTCAACCATGTTGTCTGTAAGTTGGTAATTCATGTCTACACGAACACGTTCTCCAGCTTCTTCTTTCTCTGGAGTCTCGCTACCTAGAATTTTTATCTTTACAGGCCCTGCCGCAGGAAATGTCTCAGACATAGCCTCTGCTTGAAAACGAATAGCTGCTTCAGCTAGTACAGTGGAATGCACGCCACAAGCGCCTTCCCACGGAGTTGTGCGCTCTTCTTGCTTAAATCCAAGGATGTCGAGTCCTTTTACGTAAGTCTCAGCCCACTCTTTACGGCTTTCTGTATCGGCTTCAACAAGCCCAATAAGCTCATCAGCCAGTATTCGCTGTTCTCTGTCATCTAGCATATCAACTAGATTAGAATCAAACTCTGATTCATCTTCTTCTTCACCCGGAACAATAGTAATCTCTACGTCACCATTGTCCAACGTAACCATCTCAGGATCTACGATCTCAATCTCTAACGCTTCTTCTGTAAGGTTTTCACCTTCAGGAGCTTCTGCCTGTAAACTTTTCTCAATAGCCATCATTTAACCTCTAATAATATCCGACACTTCTTCTAGAGAAGTATTTCATTTCTTCTGGCTCATCTGAAGGCAACCTTATAAATCCGCCCTGACGGAATCGCATTAATGCCATAACCGTAGAATCTACCAAATCGTCGTTACTCATAAACGGGAACCCAGCAATCTCTTCAACAACTTCCTCAGCCCATCGAGTTTGGGGTACCCATACCAACTCAGAAGCTATAATATCAGATACAGAGTTCAAACGTGCTAATTTATCACCTGACCCTCTATGGGGGGTATATTCCTGTATAATAAGCCCCATACGGCGCATTTCTTGGTATAAAGCAACACCTGAACTCTTTTTCTCCACAATAAACGCATCAGGATCCCACATACTATACTGCTCCATTGCTAACTCTTTTAGCTCTGGGAACTCAAAACGATCCTTTATACTGTTAAGTAGTATGATGTTATGAGCATTAGTCTCCTCATTGAAGAATACCCCCCAAGTCGTTAGCGCAGTATAATCAGCCCTATTGTGCTTTTCCGCCGCAGAATCCAGTGACATGATGATATACTCGCACATAGGAGGACTTTCTTTCTCCCATATTTGCCACCACTCTCTTTTTACAATAGCCGCTTCTTCTGCTGTCGGCTGCTGCTGATACTGTGCATTCCACTGGAATAACGGCATAGACGCTTTTGTACGTTCTAAAGCTGCCATGTCAAAGAACTCAGGCCACAACGGCTTCTCTATAAGTTCTCCACTATCCTTATCCTCTACCTCAATAACCGCAGGGAACTCTACAACATCATACTGGTCAGATTTCTCATTCTGACTCATATCTTTAACTACACGCCCCGTCAAATCATCCATGTGCCATCTAGTCTGGATAATAGCTACACTACCACCGGGCATCAAACGTGTACGAGCACCAAACGTAAACCACTCATACGCCTTCTCAAACACACTAAAGTTACCATTAATAACATCTTGCTCAGAATGAGGGTCATCTACCAATAATAAATGCGCACCACGACCCGCTAGTGCCGAACCTACACCACATGCGTAGTATTCTCCACCTACACTAGTGTTCCAACGCCCCGCAGACTTAGAATCCGTAGCTAACTTTACAGTAGGAAATATGTCCTTATAGTCCTGTAAACCGAGCAAATTACGCACTTTTCGACCAAAATCTACCGCTAAATCAGTCGTATGCGACACCATCATCACTTTTTTGTCTGGATTTCGACCTAAATACCATGCTGGGAAGAAAATAGACACTAATTGAGACTTACCATGCCTAGGTGGGATGTTTACACATGCCCGATCCTTACTTCCTGACTCAATATCCATCAACATATCCGCCAAAATGCGGTGATGCTTACCAACAATGAAGTCCGGCATCATTCTTTTGCAAAATTCTATCAAATCATCGTACGCAACCTTGTTTTTACGCCGCGCATCTAGCTCATCCACCATCTTTTCTATCTCAGTGACCTCTGCATCACTAAAATTATCCAAATTGTCCAACATTTTTTGGACTTCTTCAGGCGAAAAGTCACTCATCTATGGTTTCCCCATCCAAAACTACCGGTTCATCGTCAATTTCAGGGGGATTTACTAGTTTTTCTAGCTTTTTACGTAAGTTTTTCTTCAAATCATCTGTTGATTGGTGTGTAACCGTCACTTCTGACTTCTCGGCGAACAACCCTACATCAGAAATCTTACCCAATAACTCCAATGCACGTAACCTTACCTTAGCGTCAGGGTTTTCTGTCTCTAAAATCAACTTGTTTGTTATTAAATGCCGAACAGATATAGCAGATTCAACCACAGAACGGCCAAATTCACTCAAAATGTTGTTTGTAAGTACCAAAGAGGCGGGAGTTAACTCCGCAACACGCGATTTAGTAGCTTTTTTAGATGTTTTCTCAGGATCTTCCGCAAACGATATTGCCAACGCACTAGCAACAGCCTCATCTTCAGCCGTCGGAGTCAAATCTAAACCTTCCTTCTCTAATTCTTTTGCCGTTACCGTAGCCGCACGCGCACGCATAGATAAATCCACAGCAGGATCATCGTCATACACCGGGATTCCAGTATCTGGCTCTAGCTTAATCGTCATATTATGTTCGCAGGTTATTAACCGTAGGTGTATATATACCAAAAAGTAATAACAAGTGCAAGGTCATTACCAAAAATCATGAAAAATATAAACAATATGCATTAGAATATATACCCCAGTATGTATATAATGCCGCCTTCCCTAACTTACTACTTACTGGAGTACTCTCTTGCCCGAATTAATTTTTCTATCATCCGCATGTGCCGTTGTATCTATTGGACTTGTTTGCATCTTTTTTGAAGATGATCTTCCCTTTTAAAGGAACGCAGCATACTAACACCGTCCAACTCGTCTTCTTGTGTAAAGTCAGGGGGTAACAAACGTAATTGATTTTTACCCTCTAACTCTGCCGTTGGTATTATAAGTAATCTCTCCATGTCCAAAGCTATAAACATATAAAAATCTGCCGTATGCTCCGCTCTTAGGTTATAACTATACCCAGATATGCCTCTACGCTTATTGTTTTTGTTGAAATGACAGAGATTTGCAGACTTGACCTGCAATGTGAATAACGAATTGTCTAACGACTGGCACCACAAGTCTATGCCGGAACGGTCTACATGGTGGCACTCAATACCATACTTCTCTAGCTTATATATAGCGAAGAACTCACCTACCCTACCTATATGACTCGCATTACCTTCTACTAAAGCCTGACCCATACGTAACCTATTCAGTTTTGGATGAGTTTCAAAAGTAACACACAAAATTTTTTTTGACTAGCCTTTTTTAAACAAGG